GTCCTTACAAGAAGGGCTCCACAAAGAGGTTAGCGGCGGGCTTTCGCCCGCGGCAGTCTCTCCTTAACCACGTCATCGAACAAGTAGACGTGGCTCGGGGTGGATGTTGGTTTCGGATCGTACCGGCACTGTTTGTGTACGTACCGGACTCTCTGCACGACGTAAGAGACCTCAGGTGAGGCCCCTGCGCCGCTGTCACCACCGTTCGTTTGAAGCTCTAGAAGTAATTGAGCTGTACGATTGGATGGTGTATAGGACGGTCGCAGACCTTCGTAGCTTTTCTGTATATGCCACAAAAGGAGGGACCGCCATCCTCGCGTCGGTCGACGCGCCTGTTCCACGCCATACCCATCAAACACGGGGAAACCGTAATCCGGATTACTCCGGGGCCACGGTTCATTCCGTTTGGGTAGCCAAAGGCGTGTATCAACTTCCAGCCTCTTGGTTTGCCAGGCGAAGTGAGGTGTGATAAACACCCCAGACCTGGTGTCTGAGTTCCAAGGAACCAGACGTAGGCCTAAGCGTTGGACCTCGTCAACAGCGAACTCCGCGAGGAGTCCGTCAGCTCGGAGGGACACTAGACCGTTCAGGACATGCGACATCCCCGCGCGATCCGAATCTTTCGGTAATTCGCGGAGATACCACGGCGTCACGAAGTGACCGTGGAAATAATCGCAACCACAAGACTCGCGGAAGCGAGACTCAGGGTTTATGAACGACTTTGCGTCGTTCGTCCTGAAACCCAAGAAGCGTAACAGCTTGATCAGGGCTGAGGCCCGATCCGTTTCGACGACGATGTCGTCGCCATAGACGGCGTACTGTCGAGAACCGACGGCACGACAAGCTGCAGTGAAGATTATCGTCTCAAGGGTAAACGTATAACCGTTACCCATCGAGGAGTACTTGGCATAGATGCCTTTTCCCCACGGTGAGACGTACGAAGAGGAGCGAAAGCTATCGAGTAAACGAAGCCAGCTCAAAGGAAGCAACCACGCGACGGTGTTATACGCCATCGTGTCACTTGCCATTTCCAGGTCAATGGTCGCGAAAGATCCATCAATGGATCCTTTCCGTGCCATCTCCTGGTTCTTCGTCTGGGATTGCAAATTAATGCCCCACTTACGCAACTTCTCCTTGAAGTATGCGTCAGCTGCCAACTGAAAAGGCAGCACATGAGTGGGCTCCTTCGCAATGGTGCGATGGGTTTCCCAGTTCTTCGGCACAAGGCTGATCACATTATGTTCAACAGCCTTAAACAGGCAGGAGGACAAATCGACACCCCATGAAAGGAGTGTCTTACCTAGCAGAGCGATTAATGCGCGTGGGGCTTGTAGCCTTCCTGTAATTTTCAGGAAAGGCATTGCCCGACGACGCACCCGATCTGCGGTAGCTCCATTGGTAAGCCGGATAAGGGAAGGCATTGCGCCAACCAAATCCGAAGGGTCACCCAACAAGCCTTCAATGGCTCGCGTCATATAGTCCACTTGCCTTCTCAATTCCGGAGGAATCCGGTCAGGATTGGCATAGAAGTGATCAAGACGCTTGTTGGTGAGACGACAGCGTAACTCGCCGCGGCGGAAATTAATTCCCGCCTTGGCAGAACAACGCGTGTCATCTGAGAGAGCTTCATTCTTCTTGAATAAAGCTGCAACCTGACGTAATGCCAGGGTCTCAC